TGCTGACTCAATTAGATTTCTCCAAGCAGGGCAGACTGAGCATGAAGTGCCTTTGAGGTTATTGCATCTCTTGCAGCTTGCAACAAGATTTGATGGAGCATCTGAACCACCATGGTGCTTAGGAATCACATGATCAACTTCATTTGCTGGTTGTCCACAATAGAAACAAATAAATTCATCTCTTTGTAATATCCATTTTTTTATATATTTTAGAGTTCTAGGCCATCTGCTCCGATATCCAGGAGTTGATTCTTTCCCTGAGTGGAAGGTTATTCCTAACCTTGATCTGCGCTGGTAAACTGCATGGGGAGTTATTCCCAGAGTTTCAGCAAGATCTTTAGCAGTTAGATGCCTCTGAGATATGAGATTGTCAGCTTCCTTTGTCCACTTCATCCGTTCACCGCATGACACTTCTCGCATTGCCATTGCAAAGGCGATATACTATGAACCCTCACTGAATCATCAAATTGAGGCATTTCGTTACACATCTGGCAGATCAGAACTGGCACTTCACCGAGCAAAGTTGTAGTGCCGTCTGGTCTTGTTATTTCAACATAACCCATCTATTCCACCCCCTCTGGTAATCTCCATTTGCCTGTTGTTGCGCTCATTACATACCAAATTGGAGAACAGTCAGAACGCTCACCAGGTCCTAGCTTCTTAGGACACATTGCACCGCGCCAAGGCTTGCCATTCTTGACACCTTCTCGGACATTGCGCTCGCCATGAGAACAGGTCAGAACTGGCTCAGCATCACCGAATGCCTGTTGCACCAATTCAGCAGCTTGCGCTAGTGGTACAACATCTTGTACGGGTTTATCGCTGACAAACTCATCCCATGAGTTATTGATTGCTAATGGAGCATTGGCTATTTTTTCAGAAGCCAGTTCATTCTTTACTCGCTCGACTTTAGCCATCTCTGATTGACTTGCTCTCTTGCCTTTTGCTGCATAACCTGCATTTGCAAGCGCCCTGCCAATTGCTGAAGTCTCGCAATTCTCCAGCGCAGAAGTCGAATTGACACCGCGATCGCTAATCTTCTCTTCAGCGTATCCCGTTGAGAATGGGTTAACATCCGCATAAGTCCTGAATATGCTCGCTCTAACAATAAATCGATCATTAGTGAAACTCTCCATAACTGTATCGATGCGGAAGTCTGGGAAGTCTTTGATGAACTTCTCAAGCCTTGATTCTACTGTTTCATAATCTGCTAAGTTAAATCCCATTTAATGCTCCTTGCATAATGTTGCCGTTGTTTTTAGCGTACTCGATTTGCTGGTCAAGATTGAAATAAGTTCCATCTGCCCATTTAGATACATCCAGAGCGCAGTCATTACAATAAGAGCGCTTGCGCCCATGCGACTTGCCCATCTCTGAATGAACAGTCCAGGCAGCTTGCACCTGTCCTTGCGGTTTATCAGCGCCGAATCTGTATTTGCAGTAATCGCACCAAATCCCATGAGAAGCTTTAGCCAGCATCAAGATCATCCCAGTCCATCGTTGCCAGTTCTCCTGCAATAGTGGCGTAGTTAATAATGTCAAAGATGCTATCTTTGTGCTCCGCTTGCTCAGAGATACGACTGACTTTGAGGAGTAGCATACAGATTGCGACTTCGTGAGGGTCGATTGGATAACCGAGATATTCCGACCAGAGCCGACTGATGCGGAGCATAGCCACATTTGGGTTTCCGTACTCAATATCTCTAGTTGCGGCGATAAGCTGCGATTGTCTGAGGAATTCATCGCGCTTCATTTGCTCATATCCATAGGAACGCGCATGAGCGAGCGCCCAGCAATCCATCCTTCACGCTTGCCTCTTGCAAAGCCTTTCCAATATCCAACGAAAACAAAGCCTGGAGCTGTTGCCAGCATCCAAGCCAATTCCCAGTAAGTAATGTCCATGATTGCTCCCTAATCTATCCACAACGATTGTGAATAAGATAAGGGTTTCACGCCTGAAGGCTTAAATCAACCTCATACAGGCAAATTTTGATAACGATTTGATAACGAAATCTTCGTCAAATCCGAGCCATTCCACGCCGCAAGCGTTCTCAGCCATAGCGTTTGCCCTCAAATACGAAGGAACCATCCTTCTCAATATGAATAATGGTGTTGGTGACTGCCTTCTTGTCCACATAAAACACCGCGAAGGCCTGTTGCCAGTTAGCAACGCCCTTAGTGTAACCAGCCTTTTTAAAGTCCATAAGGTTGCCCACCTCGACACCCCTCAGAACACGCCCTAAAACGCCTCCAGAGGCCTCTGTGAAGGCCGATTGCCCTGCTCTGTGGGTGTGACCACACACCACGCTCTTACCATGCTTACGAGCGGCATCTAGGGCTGTTAAGCCAGGGGTAGGCTTTACGCTGCCCTCATCCCCATGAATGGCTATCCAGTCAGGAGCG